CTATTTAAAATTGGTGTAAAATTTGGTGTATCATTACCATGCTTCATGTCTTTGTAATGGTCAGAATACCCAATTTGCCTTGAAGAGATTGTTCTTGTAATTGGATCAAACCCAATAAAAGTTCCTGCATTTACACCTGAACGAGTTCTCTCAATCAAATTAGTCATTGAAATAACTTCAAAACTTTTTGCACCACTTATTTCTTCTAATGGAGAAGTTCCAGATAAATTTTTAGTTTGAAATTTAATATCTAAAACTTCTTGTTGAGTTAACAATTCTGAAAGTGAAACAAAATTATATCCTGTAATATTTTGAAAAAACATATAATTTGGAGATTGTTCAACATCCAAAGCTCTCTTAGTACACCATTGAATTGCATCAATTGGTGATAAATTAGGTATGACAATATTTCTTATACCGGAAGAGTCAGCATAAATTCCATTTAAATTATTTTTTGGAACTTTCAAATAATCAGAAAGTATTTTTTTAATTATCTCAGAATAAGATTCTTCATATGATTGATTAATTTTTTGTTGGTCTGAAAAAAACAATTCATCTGAAACAAAATGTAACACATATGCTTCACTATTCGGATTAATAATATTTCTATCTGATTGTTTATAAATCCTGAAAGCTTTCTTGAACGATGCAACATCTGAATTAACTGATTTTGATATGTCTATCAGTAAAGATTCAGACCCATCAAAGAGTAGTGCAGCTGATAGTCCAATTGCATCTCTAACTAATACATTACCACTCATAACAGGCATTAGAAGCGAATCAAAAATATTGATTTCTTCATATATTGCAGTTATATCAATTTTACCTGCTTTGGTAACAATCACCAATTCATTTACTTTAAATTGGCTTGAATTATTAATATCCATTATAATTTAATCACTCTTTTAAATTCTTTTTCAATCTCTTTAACGAAATCACTTTTTATCAATGTAATCTCTCTTTTGGATTCATTTTCTTCCATTTCATAATCATAATAAGTTTTTTTTGATTTTGTAATGGTTTGCGTAATTGCATCTCCATTTTGTAATGTAATTGTTGTTGATGATGTGGCCACATTTGCATAAGTGTTTGCATCAACTTGAATTTTTTCAATTAAAGTTACATTATCAATGTCTGTCTTAGTTACAATTTTATAATATGCTTGAACATTATTAGTACTCATTGCCCATGCAAGACCACTTTGTACTGTTGTGTTTGCGGCACCATTTGCAGTGTATTTTGCATCTACAAAATCAATCAAAACATCATATTTTAATGGCCAATCAAATTGTGGGTCAATGATATCATTAAACAATAGAACAATCCAATGTTTTTCTGCACTACCATAATATTTGTGTGCAATAATTTCTGGTGTATCTGATTCTTGAATTTGATATTTGTAAAAAGCCGATGAATTGTTTTTCAACGATTGTTCAAATCCAAACCTTGCAATAATATTTGTTACAGAGTCTAAACCAGTAGATGCATTATCATTACTGTAAAATGTTTTCGGAAAGTAATTAAAATATTTTGCCATTAAAATCCACCTCTAGTTCCTCTATCACCACCATTAATAGACCCACTTTTTGCATTAGCACCTATAACATCTGTATTAAAATCATCTTTTGTGAGATAACTAACTTCTTTGAATGCTAAAGTTAATTGGATTGCAACAGGCATACCTGTTCTACCTAAAGATGGAAAAGTTTCTTCTGGAACTTCATATGCACTAAAACCATTTGGTGCATAGTTGATGTTTATGTTATCCAAAACACAAGTTCCAATTGGTGGTATATTTGGATTTTGAAAACCATTGTAATAAAAACGAATATCAAATTCAGATGGAGGAATTAAGAATCCATCTTTAAATATTCCAGATATTTCTGGAGCTTGATGAAATCTTAACCTTTCAATTATTTTTTGTACCTCAAGAGATTCTCTCTCATCTCTAGGATAAAAGAAAAAATCAAATTGAAATGTTCTAAATTGACTTTGACCTGTGTATAGTAATTCCATCATTGGGTTTAAAACTACACCAGTGGCAGCAAACGCACCTAAAGCTGCAATTTCTGGATTTAATTTTGCTTCTGCGCCTTTGGTTATTGCTAATCCGGCCAAAGATTTTAAAATTTGACTTGAACTATTTTTTAATGCATCAATACCAGTAGCATTTTGATATGCTTCATGCGCAGCTTTTCCAGCAACTGCTGCTTGTGCTAATTTGGATCTTCCTGGAGCCAAATCACTATATCCCTGTGAATATATGTAATTCAAAGTATCAGGCATATACAATGCAATAGAATCGGTAGTCAATTCAGTTTTCTTTGTTATACTAAATCTTTTATCAGTAATGTTTTTAAGACGGGTATCAATAATTGCTTTTGTTCCACCAGAATCACCAGTAAAAGATGTGGTCGCTTGGCCAAAAAGATTGTTAATTCCACTCTCTAAACCTTTAGCTGCATCACCAATACCTTTGGATAAAGACGAAGTTAATCCACTTAAAACACCATTAGTAGATTGATTTATTTGATTTAGTCCACCGTTAACTTTTGATATGAGTTCATTTGCGAAAGAAACTGATGGTTTACCCTGAGAAATGTTTATAGCATCCTTTTCTGTAAAACTACCATTAGCATTTAAAGCTGATTCATCCACAGGCGAAGCTTTAAATGCACTATCTCTTTGTTGTCTGATATAAATCATCATATAATGACCTTTATCAGCGGATCCAAGGTCTAAAGGATATCTGTAATTCCTAGAAGTAAATTCACTACCACTAAGAGCGGCAAGAGGTCCTTTAAATCCATTACCATTTGAATTTTTATTGAATGATATATCTGAAAAACCGAAAAGTGCCATAATTGTCCTATAGGAGTTATAGATAGTATTTATGTCATATAAAGGAATGTTTCGTCCTAAAAACCCAAAGAAATACAAAGGCAATGCAGATAAGATTGTTTACCGTTCCACATGGGAAATCAGAGTTATGAAGTGGTTAGATGACAACCCAAATGTTATCTGGTGGGCATCGGAAGAATTGCCGATACCCTATAAGTCTCCTATCGACCAAAGAGTGCATCGTTATTTTCCAGACTTCATCGTTAGGATCAAACGGAAAGATGGTCAGGAGATGACGATGGTGCTGGAAGTGAAGCCAGAGTCACAAACAAAACAACCAGTCCGAAAGCGCAAAACGGCACGGTTTATCCAAGAGTCGGCAACATATGCCATCAACCAAGAAAAGTGGAGAGCTGCCGATTTGTTCTGTAAAGAGCATGGTTGGCAATTCAAAGTGTTAACAGAAAAAGACTTAGGTATTTGAGATAAATAGATAATGGCAAAATTAATTGATAAAATCAAAACATCACTTGCAAAAGAAGGTCTAACTCCTAGAACTAATGCTTCTAGGGAATGGTTGCGAGCAAAAGCCAAAGATTTGAAACCAACATCTTCTGGATTGATGACAGACAGGCAAAGACTTAGGACTTCTTCTATGATTGGAAAGATGTACTTCTATTTCTATGACCCAAAGACAAAAGACTCAATGCCTTACTATGATAGGTTTCCTTTAGTAATTCCTATTGAACGATATAATGATGGGTTCTTAGGATTAAATCTTCATTACATTCATCCAAAAAACAGGATGATTTTGTTAGACAAATTAAGTGATACAACAAGTAATGACACTTATGATGAAAATACTAAACTAAAAATTAACTACAGATATTTGGCGGCTGCATCAAGAGTGTTTGAAGCAACACCTTGTATCAAAAGATATTTATTTACTCAAATAGAATCTCGATTTTTAGAAATATCCGCAGATGAATGGGATATTGCTGCATTGTTACCTGTACAATCATTTGTTGGTGCCAGCACAAGTAAAGTTTACGCAGACTCAAGGAAAAAATTCTAATGTCGTTTTCACCAAATCTATTTCTATCTAATATTAGGTCTAAAGATGGCCCAGCAAAGACTTCACGGTTTGAAGTTATTATTCCTATTCCTCCATACATCAATTCTTTTGTTGGAAATTCTATACTTGAAAAGATTTTAAATTTTCCAAATTCAATTTTTGGTAATGTATCAGATGCAATCAATTCTGCTTTAAGAAGACCTGGTGCTCAAGAAGATTCAAATGGTTATTCCAGAACATCTAATGCGTCACTATCAAGAAACTTGGCATTACAATGTGAATCTGCCGAATTGCCTGGTAAAACATTAGTAACAGCCGATGCTAAAATTTATGGACCGACATATAAAGTTCCTTATCAAACACAATATGGTGACACATCATTAACATTTTTGTGTACTAATGAATTTTATGAGAGAAAATTATTTGACCGTTGGATGGAAGCAATTCACCCAACAGATACAAATAACTTGAGATTTCCAAAAGGAAATAAATCAAGGTATATGACTAATGTTAAAATCATTCAATATGATGATTTCATTAAACAGATTTATGCAGTAGAATTGATTGATGCATTTCCTATTGGAGTTGCATCACAGGCGGTTAGTTGGTCTGATGATTCATTCCATAGACTTCAAGTACAATTTGCATATCAAAAATATAAAACAATTTACGAAGGCACTTATGACATTGGTGCTGCAGCAGCTGCATTGTTTGGTTCTGCAGGTTCAAGATTGTTGCCTTTTGGAAGAGCACTTTAATTATTTAAAAGCGAGGTTATTATGTTACCAAAATTAGATGTACCAATTTATGAATTGACACTCATATCATCCGGAAAGAAAATTAGATTTAGGCCTTTTCTTGTAAAAGAACAAAAACTTTTACTAATGATATCTCAAGGAGAAGACAACAATAATGAAACAGTTAATGTTGTAAAACAAATACTAAAAAATTGTGTTGTGGATGATATCAATATTGATGACCTTCCAACATTTGATTTGGAACATTTGTTCTTAAATTTAAGAGCAAGGTCTGTTAGTGAAATTGTTGAACTTAGGTATAAATGCAACAATATAGTCAAAGATGAAAAGGATGAAGATAAACAATGTGATTCACTTGAAAAATTTGAGATAAAACTATTAGACATGAAGCCTACAAAGGGTGAAGGTCACGATAACAATATAAAGTTAAGTGAGAAGATGGGCATTGTTATGAAGTATCCAACTTTTGAAATGATTACAAAATTAGATGGCAAATCAGAAGATGAAATTTTAATGGAGTTACTGACTAATTGTGTTGACTATGTGTATGATGCAGATAATATTTACAAAGCAAAAGATACTCCAAAAGAAGAACTTGTTGAATTTATTGATAGTATGCAACAAAAAGATTTAGAAAAAATACAAAATTTCTTTGAAACTGCACCTAAAATAAAACACACAATTGAATTTAAGTGTAAAAAATGTAAATATGAAGAAAAGATTCCTGTTGAGGGACTTCAAAGTTTTTTCATATAGCTCTTTCTCACGAAAATTTAGGTAACTATTATCATACAAACTTTGCACTTATGCAACACCACAAATATAGTTTGACTGAATTAGAAAATATGTTACCGTGGGAAAGAGAAATTTATTTAGGATTATTGATTCAGTATTTGGAAGAAGAAAACGAAAAATTAAAACAACAAAAACTAGCTAAGAGATAAACATGGCAACAAGACTCGCAGAAATCTATAGAAGTGAAAAAAAGACCGGTGGTGGTCTAGCCTCTTCTATTGGTAAAAGTTTAAAAGAAAAAATAGACCCACGACAAATGCTTGACCAATCGGGTCTTCTTGTTTCTATGTTTCCTTCTTTAAAATCATTTAAAGCGACTAGAGGCAAAGGAGTTGCCGAAAAAATTTCTAGTAATGTGGGTGGAGGAATCGACAATAGTGTATTGAATACTCTAGCTGCAACATCAAGTTTAACTGCAAAAAATACTATGACTTTGCCTATGATGGCAAGAGATATGAATTTGATGAAACTGAATATTTTTAAGTTAGTCAAATTACAAGGTGGTTCAGCAAACACTGGTAAAACAGACATTTTTTTTAAAAATGCAAAGGATAGAGAAACTGCTTACGAAAACACTATAGGAAAAATTGCGGGTAAAGGTATGATTGGTAAAATGGCCAAATCATCTTTTGTTGGAAAACAAAATCGTGATGGTCAATCACCAGGAAGTGCCTTGTTTGTTACTGGTGGTGGTGAGACTGGTTTAATTGGTGGTGTATTTGAGTCTTTAGGTAAATCCGCAGCAATTGCAAGAATGGCAACTTTAGCAGGTGCTGTTGTATCTAGTCCTTTATTTTTAACGGCTGCAGCTGTAGGTTCAATTTTTCTTGCTAAAAAATTAAGAGATGATGAGATTGCATCCGATCCAGAAAAATATGCAAGTGTGGCATCAAATAGAGCTAAAGTAGAGGGTGTATCAAATAAGGTTGCTGGTGCCAGAAACGCTAGAGAAGCTGTTGCAGGCACATCAACAAATGACAAAGGTCAAAGAAAAGTTATTGTTACAACAGGTACTGCTGACGAGATACTAAAAAGATTGATAGAAGATAAACTTTTTGGCCAACCACAAACAAATATGTTTTGTAGTAGTATTATTACTAATGCAACAATTGAAGATGTTTTAGAAACTGCATCCGATTCTATTAAAGCAACTTATCTTAAAATGGTTGCAGATAATACACCAAAGCAACCAACACCCGCTCCTTCACCAACACCAACTGTTTTACCAGCATCACCGGCCGGCGCAGGAAGAGGTTTTGTAAATCCAGAAAATGTTTCTCCAACTCCACAAACACAATCTGATATTCCTTCGAATGTAATTAGAAGTGGTTCGGGTGCACCAATAATGACAGGTTCGGGTGGCTATGTAACTTCTGGTGAAGCAGCACCAATGAGCCCAAGTCCTGCGGCTGCAGCTGCAACAGCTAGTCAAACAACATCTCCAACACCAGTTAAAAATCCATTATTGGATATGATTGCAAAAGGCGAGTCTGGTGCTGCAGGATATAATGCAATGAATCAAGGAACTCCTGGAGGAGGACCAGTTATAGGATCGGGAAATTCACAAAAAATTATTAATAAAAAATTAACCGATATGACTGTTGGTGAAATTTTAGATAAAGGTACTAAACCTAAAGATGATGAAAAAACAAGAAGAGAAAAAGGATTAATTTTTGCTGCTGGAAGATATCAAATCATACCAGACACACTAAAAGCTTTAGTTAAACAAGGTGTTGTAAACAGAGATGACAAATTTGATGAAATAACACAAGATAAATTAGGAATGGCTTTGATACGAGGAACTGGAGCTTTGAAAGATGCAGCTGCAGGAAATTATGAAGAAGCACAAAATAAATTAGCTAAAGTATGGGCTGCTATTCCACTTGCTACAGATGTTGGTGATAAAAAGGCGGGACAATCTTTTTATCAAAAATCTGGTCAAAATAAATCAATGCAAAATTTAGATGTTAAATCTGCGCTGATGCAAACTTCACCATCAAGTGGTACTGCCGTTGCATCAACATCCACTTCTGTTGCAGATGGAAAAATGGCCGCAATGACACCATCTGGTGGAAATACAAATGTAATTAACAAACCAACAACTGTGGCATCTAATGAATCATCTCCTGGTGGTAAAGCTAGTACTGCTTATGATAATGAATTATTCCAAACATTAGTTGGTTATCAATCGGCATAAAAAACCCTGCCGAAGCAGGGTTCAAACAAAATCTTATTTGTTTATTGTGCAAGCGACTTGAAGTAATCCAAATCTTCATCTTCTGTAACTGGTTTATCAATCACAGAAATATCATCATCATTAAACTTGCTTACTACGGCAGTATCAGCCTTAGTTACAGGTGCGATACCTTCAAAACCTAGAACTTTCTCAAGGCGAGTCTTGAGTTGGTCATATGGTTTGAATTGTTTCTTCTCTGTAAAATCTTTCAGAGAATATTCTTTCTTCCACAGTTCTTCAAGTTTAGTATCATCACCATCAAGTAATGCAGACTTAGCAGCAAATTCTGATTTATCATAATTGCGATAGCCTTCAACATTACGAATCTTCAACTTGAAGTTAGCACCTTCCCATAAATCAAATGGGTTAACAGGTGTCTCATCCGCAAACTCAGGGTTCATTGCTTCAGTAATCTTATCAAAGATTTTCTTACCGAATTTATATAAACGAATTTCGCCTTCGTTAGATGGATTACTTGGGTCTGATACGACCAGAATGTTTGCAACGTAAGTCAACTTGCGTTTTTGTTTACGAGCAATTTCTTTGTTGGCTTCGATGCCAGAATTCCATAGTGTATTGTTATGTTCACAAACTGGACACTTCTCATTAAGAGTTGTGAGACAGTTATCAATGAACCAACCACCAGGTCCTTGAAAACCATGACTGAATGTGCGAACCCATGGAAGAGCATCGTCACCATCAACCGCAGGAGCAGGAAGAAAACGAATAACGGCCATGCCATTACCTGCCTTATCTACTTCTGGTTGCCAGAAACGTGTGTCATCTTTGGATCCTGCCTCAGCAGGTTGAGAGGTTGCTTCAATCGCTTTTGTAAGTGTTTTGATATCACTACGGTTGCGCTTAAGATTAGCAAATGAACTCATATGTATTTTCCTTGTATAAATTGTATGTTAATATATTTTCTTATCCACATTATGCATTATATCAGATTATATATGTCTTCTGTAACCAGAGATTTCAGTTTCAACAAAGTGTTACCGACCTCTTTATGCAGAATACCTATACCACCTGCCGCATTGAATGATTGAATTACATCAGGTGTATCATCAATAAGGATTGTGTCTGGTTTTGCATATTCGGATTTTGTTTTCCGACTTGCAACGACATTCGCCTTAAAAATAATTCCTTTAGAATCCAACCATACTTGCTTCTGCTTTGCTACTTCTGCATGGTGTTTTTGTCCACCAGAAGAAGTTAGCATTTCTACTTCAATCCCATGTTCGTTATGTAGAAAACAAACATAAGTCAGTAGTTCTTTACCACCGGGCCACCAGTCTAAAGTTTCAAACTGATAATTTAGAATGAAATCGTCCCAATGTACATTAAAGTCTTTTCGGTCACGCATTGAACCGGGTAACTCATTGTATCTCTCAAAATAACGGCGTTCAAAATTACAAAGAACACCATCCATATCCAAATAAATCTTAGAGATTTTCATTCAACACCTTTTTCAAAATCAACTTGTATTTTACACTATCTTGTGGTAGAAAAGAGGTATACTTGATACACTTTCGCCTAACTTCTGGCCATCGAATAGTATCATTGATTTTACTTGTCCACATAGGAAAGAATCCAAGAACTTGATTAAGTAGGCACAATGATTCAACTTGTATTTCTTTTCTCAGAGTCTTGGTTAGTAGTACCGGGTAATCACCATCAGTCTTTAATACTTCATTAGGATTAAGTATACAGTCCTCGAAAATAAGTATACAGTCATTTTCAAAAGTGTATGATAGTGATTGAATTACCTTTTGTCTTTTACGAAAATTCATATCAGCCTCTTCTTGCAACAAAGGTCCTACCCATGACCTTTCATCTTCTATAAAATTAGCAACAATAAAATTAATTAAATCTTCTTTGTTGGTATACTTGCGAGATAATTTATAGAAGTGATATTTGTCTTTACGATTTTCAAATGCAGTAACACTAATATTAGTCTTGCCACCATATTTGAAGTAATCATATGAGTCTGTTGTGAAGTGAAGTTTTAGAGCCTGATAGAGTCCAAATGCTTCGTATCCTGATATCATATTGGTAACCGAGCACCCTTTTCTTTCAACATGTTGTTATCTAATGCCACATTTTCAATCTTTGATTTTAGATTAGAATTAATT